GTGCCGTCGCTGACGCTCGCCGCTTTCACCCAACCCGCCGGCTGGCAGCCGCTGCAGGCCGACGGCGTCACGCCATCGGCGGCCGTGGCCATCGCCGAGGACGTGCTCAGCGAAACGCCCAGCGGCGACCGCCGCAGCCTGACCCTGAGCTACTCCGGCGCCGCGCTGAACCATATCGCGCGCAAGCCGCTGGCCGCGCTGAACCTCAACAATTTCGACGAGCTGCGCTTCGTGTTGCGCGGCGACCGCAGCTCCACGCCCGGCTTCTACCTGGAGCTGCGCCTGGGCAGCGCGGCGCTGGCGATCGGCGCGCCCGGCAACAGCTGGCACCGCCGCGTGCCGGTGTCCGGCGGCGCGGGCTGGGAGGTGGTGCGCTTCTCGCTGGCCGACCTGCCCGCCGCCGTGCGCGGCGCGGTCACGGTGGCGCAGCTGCATTGCATCGACGCCGGCCAAGGTTTCCAGCTGGCCATAGACGAAGCGCTGGCGGTGCGGCCGAGCATGCTCGCCGACCTGGAGCAGGCGCTGCGCACGCGCCTGCACGAACGCACCAGCCTGGCCGGCAATCCGGTGCCGGCCGAACTGGTGCTGGCCGGCGGCGCCTGGCCGGCGACCGTGCCCTGCATCGCCATCGTGCCGATGGGCGTGCGCGACCTGCCCGAGCGCAGTGTCGGCGCCGCGCAGCGCTGCGACTTCGTCGCCGACGGCTACCGCGTGCGCCCGTCGGCGGTGGCCTTCGAGGCGCTGTACGCGCTGGAGGCCGTCGCCGCCGACCGCGCCGACCAGGGCGCGGTCATGGATTTCCTGCTGCGCGAGATCGCCCCGCGCGGCGCCCTGCGCGTGGCGGCGCAGAGCTGGTCGCTCGAGACCCTGCCGCCGCCCGCGCTGGAGTACGACCCCAACCTCAACCCCTCGCCGCGCCAGCGGCTGTATTGCCGGGTGCTGGCGTGGCAGGACCACGACACGCCGACGTCGGTGCAGCCGGTGGAAGGCCTGGTCACCCACATCGATTGGAAGGAGTCCGGCCATGGCTGAAGACAAGGCAGCTGGCAACAAGGCCGACGAGCGTGTGCGCTTGATCAACACGCGCTCGCAGCCGGTCGAGCTGCATCTGGGTTCGTCGGTGCACGTCCTCGCGTCCGGCCAGAGCCTGGAGCTCGACGCCGCCGCGCTGGCGTCGCCGCAACTGGCCCACCTGCTCGCTCGCAAGGCGCTGGCGTTACGCAGCGCGTCGCCCTCGGAGGCCGATCAGGCCGCCGCTATCGCAACCACTCCGCGCAAGCGCGGCCAGGGAGCCGCCGATGGAACCGCGCGGCCCCCGCAACCACCCAAGAGGAAGAAAGGATCATGAGCTTCATCGGCATCAATGTGCGGGAAGTCGACGGAACGGGCGCGCCGGTACTGGCCGCCGCGCCTACCTCCATCGCGGGCTTCAACATCCTGACCCGGCGCGGCACGCCGAATCAGGCCGTGATGGTGGATTCCTACGCTCGCTTCGTCGAGCGCTTCGGCGGCTATTTCCCGGGAGGCCTGGGCGCCTATCTGGTCAAGGGCTATTTCGACAACGGCGGCCAGGTCGCCTACGTCAACCGCGTGGTCTCCGACGACCCGGCCACCGGCCATGCGCCGGGCACCCTGGTCCTGCGCGACGGCAGCCCCGCCGATACCCTGCGCATCTCCGGCGGCTTCCGCGGCAGCGAAGATCCGGGCAGCTGGGGCAACAACCTGCGCGTGCGCGTGGAGCGCTCCACGCCCACCACCACGCGCCTGCGCGAAGCGGCCGCGGCCACCATCACCGGCAGCGTCGCGCTGACCGCGCCGGTGGACATGAGCACCCTGCCCAGCCTGACCCTGCGCATCGACGGCTCGCCGGACAACACCGTCATCACCTTCCTGCCGGCGGACTTCCCCGGCGGCGCGGTCAACGCCACGCCGGCGCAGATCCGCGACGCGATCAACGGCCGCCAGAGCCGCGTGGTCGCCTCGCTGACCGGCCCGGGCAACCTGGTGCTGACCTCCACCGGCGAAGTGGCGCGCATGAGCGACGGCTGGACCTCGATCCAGGTCATCGCCGCCAACGCCACCCTGGGCTTCGCCATCGCCGCGGCGGTGCCGGGCACGGCCAGCGCGGTGGCCACCACCGGCGCCAGCCTGCGCCGCACCGAGGACTTCGATCTCGGCGACGCGATCGAGGTCTACGACCCGACCGTGCCGGCCAACACCGCCATGGTCAAGCTGCTCTCGCGCAATCCGCAGACCGGCGCGGTGACCTGGGGCCCGCCGATCGCCGGCATCGCCGGCTGGACCGCGCAGAACATCCGCGTGCGCAACCTGCGCTTCAGCGTGACCGTGGCCGAAGGCGGCACCGAAGCGGAGAACGTGCGCGAGACCTGGTCGGACCTGTCGATGGAAGCCGACACGCCGAACTACGCGCCGGCGCGCATCAACGACGCCATTCGCGGTTCGCGCTACATCATCGCCGAGGACCTGCTCAACGCCAGCGCGGTGGGCGCGGACCGTCCCGCGGTGCTGGCCTGGACGCCGCTGGCCTCCGGCCTGGACGGCACCCCGACCTCGGGCCACTTCAACGGCGACGCCTCCACCCGCAGCGGCTTCTTCGCCTTCGATCCGCACGACGTGCAGCTGCTGACCTGCGAACGCACCGACCCTGCGATCGTGGCCGGCGCGCTGGCCTACTGCGAGAACCGCGGCGACTGCATGTACGTGGGCGCGGTGCCGGAAGGCTTCACCGAAGCCGGCCAGGCCGTGGCCTACGGCCAGTCGTTCCAGGCCAAGAAGGCCTACGGCGCGCTGTACGCGCCGTGGATCACCGTCGCCGATCCGGCCGGTGTGGGCGACAACCCGCGCCGCAACCTGCCGCCGGTGGGTCACGTGCTGGGCGTGTACGCGCGGGTGGAACGCACGCGCGGGGTGTGGAAGGCGCCGGCGGGCGACGAGGCCAACCTGGCCGGCGTGCTCGACGTCACCTACCGCCTGACCGACGCCGAGCACACCCAGCTGGTCAGGGACGGCAGCGTCAACGGCATCCGCGCGATTCCGCGCGCGGGCATCGTGGTCGATTCCTCGCGCACCCTGAGCACCGACCCGCGCTGGATGTACGTGGGCGTGCGCCTGCTCTTCAACTTCGTCAAGAGCAGCCTGAAGAACGGCCTGCGCTGGGTCCGCCAGGAACCCAACCGCTCCACCCTGTGGAACGCGGTCAAGTTCAACGCCGTCAACCCGTTCCTGCTGGGGCTGTGGCGTCAGGGCGCGTTCGGCACCGGCTCGCCGGAGGAAGTGTTCACCGTCATCTGCGACGCGTCGAACAACCCGCCCGACCAGGTCGATCAGGGCCTGCTCAACGTCGAGGTCTATTTCTATCCGTCCAAGCCGGCGGAAACCATCGTCATCACCGTCGGCCAGCAGCCCTCCGGGGCGTCAGCGTCCGAAGGCTGAATTCATCACTAGCGCACGCAGGAGGGCGTCATGCCACAAGTTGGAGACATTTGGGAAAGCTATCGCGCCGGCGAGTTCGTGCTGGTCATCGACGGGCGCGAAAGCCCCGGCGTCAGCAAGATCGGCGGGCTCAGCGAGGGCGAACTGGAAACCGTGGAACAGCCGCACGGCGGCTCGTTCCGGGTGTTCAAGACCGCGGGCGGGAAGATCAAGTTCGACCCGCTCACCATCGAACGCTACGTCGACGGCAGCCCCGAGGACCAGCGCTTCAAGGACTGGTTCCAGGAGTGCTTCAAGCTCAACCGCGACGAGCAGGGCGCGTCCACGCCCCGCCGCGACGGAATGATCATCAAGCGCCATAACGGCGCCGACGTGCTGACCTTCGCCTTCTACGGCGCCTGGGTGAAGTCGTCGAAGTTCACCGACCTGGAAGCCGGGTCCACCAACCACTTCAAGCAGACCATCGTCCTCGAGCACGAAGGACTGGAGCGTGTCGAATGAGAACCGAAGCCACCGCACTGCGCGAGGTCCCGCTGGCGCCGCCGCCGTCGACGACCCACCGCACCTACGAGTTCGAGCTGCCGATCGGCGTCTACGACGACGAGGGCCGCCTGCACCGCCACGGCCTGCTGCGCAAGATGACCGGACGCGACGAGGCGATCCTGGCCGACCCGCAGAACCAGCGCAACGGCGGCAAGCTGGTCACCGAGCTGCTGGCCAGCTGCATCGTCAGCCTGGGCGAACTCAAGTCCACCGGCCCGTCGCTGGTGTCGGAGATGTACTCGGCCGACCGCAACTACCTGCTGCTGCGGCTGCGCGGCGCGACCTTCGGCAACGAGCTGCAGGCGACCTACAAGTGCCCGTCCTGCGGCCACGCCCACGAGGTCACCGAGGAGCTCGACGCGTTGCCGGTCAAGCGCATGGGCGAGGAGGAGTCGCCGGGCGAGATCCGCATCCGCCTGGAGGACGGCTACATCGACAACCAGGGCGCGGCTCACCACGCCATGGTCATGCGCCTGCCCACCGGCGCGGACGAGTCGGCGGTGGCTCCGCAGATGCGCAAGAACGCCTCGCTGGGCAAGAACGCCCTGCTCGCGCGCTGCCTGAAATCGCTGGGCGACGTGCCGCAGCACCGGCTCAACGCGATCGGACCCAAGCTGCTGGCCGAGCTGACCATGACCGACCGGCGCCTGATCGACCGGGCGCTCAACTCGGCCGCGCCGGGCGTGGACCTGATCCGCGCGCTGGAGTGCCCGGCCTGCGGTCACGAGTTCAAGGCCAGCCTGGATCTGTCCCATTTTTTGGCATTGGACTGACGCTCGAAGACCTGCGTCGCGAGGTGTTCTTCCTGGCATACCACCTGCACTGGCCGCATGGCGAGCTGATGGACATGCCCACCGAAGACCGACGCAGCTTCGCGCGTCTGCTGATCGAGCAGATCGAGCGGGAAAACGCCGAAATCGAATCCTCACGGAGCCGTTGAATGCCCATCGGGCTGCTACTGACCGGACTCTCGGCGCCGCTGGCCCTCATGGCCACGGCGTTCGAACGCTGGAACGCGGTGCTGCGGCTGGAAGCCGTGGTGATCGACCGCGCTCGCGGCGCGTTCCTGGTCGAATGGTTCGGCGCCGCGCTGCCCCGCATCGGCACCCGGCTGCGTGTGGTGATCGAGAACATCGACGCCCTGGGCGAGCGCTATCGGGAGGCGCGCTCGCGTTCCATGGGCGGACAGACCGGCCCCAACCTGCTCGAACCCGTCGCCGGCCTGGCCGGCATGGCGGCGGGCATGTTCATCAGCCCCAGCGGAGCGCTGATGTACCTGTACTCGTGCCTGCGCGAGTCGGCGGGCGCGATCGTCTCCAGCCTGCTGACCATTTTGTACAGCCCGATCTTCCTGGCCGAAATCACCGGCCTGGGCACGGCGGTGGCGGCGATCGCCTTCCCGCTGGTGCTGCTGGGCGGCTTCGTCGTGGCGATCATCGCCGCGGCCGGCGGCACCAACAGCTCGATGGTGCTGGTGTTCGAACTGATCGGCGACGCCACCCGCGCGATCCAGGCGCTGACCCGCTTCATCAACCTGCTGATGGGACCGCGCGAGGCGATCCGCAACCCGCTGCTGCGCGGCATCCTGGAACTGGTCGACCGCATCGCCGCGCTGTTCGCGCAGCTGGTCGGCGCCGCGGCCTGGCTGCTGACCCGCTTCGGCCGGATGCTGCTGCCCACCGCGATCCAGTTCCACGCCCTGATCGAACTCGCCAAGGGCATCTGGGACGTGGTCGAGCGCATCGGCCGCGGCACCGTGACCGCGCTGGAAGGCGCCGACCCGGAGTCCTCGCCGCTGGCGATCCTGATGCGCCTGATCGATCACGTGGTGGCCATGGCCCGGCGCCTGATCGAGAGCGCGGGCGCGATGCTGGCGCAGATGGCGGTGTCGCTGAAGGACGGCTTCGGCTCGATCGTCAACGAAACCCGCGCCTACATCGAACTGAACGTGTCGATGGCGCGTTCGCTGATCGAAGACCTGCCGATGATCCGCATGTTCCGCGCCACCGCGCGGATGGTGACCGTGATCCGCAGCATCTTCGCTTCCTCCGGCGCCTCCGGCGCCGCCGCGCCGACCCCGCCGCCGGCCGCGGCGGCGCCGCCATCCGCGCCCAGCGGCCTGGGCGGCGCGATCAGCACCGGCGTCGGCCGGGGCCGTGCCTTGTCCGGACTGCTGGTCGCACCGCCGACGCCGAGCCTGGGCTACGCCCGCGGCATGGTCGATACCGCGCGCGGCGGCACCACGGTCACCAACCCCTGGGGGCCGGACTTCGACACCGACATGGCCGCGCCGTTCGCGTTGGACCCGGCCACCGACGCGCTCGCGCAGCAGCTGATGGCCACGCCGCCCAGCGTGTTCCGCGACGAGATCCCGATGATGACGGCGGAGTTCGGCGTGGACACGCCCGACGCCGCCTTCGAGCAGTTGCGCACCCACGAGCTGCGCTACCGCGACCTGCTCTACGCCGTGGCCGCGCGCATCCTGCCGCCGGAGATCCAGATCCGCATTCCGATGCTGCTGGACGCCTTCGACGCCCTGGACCGCCACGTCTACGGCCGCGACGTGCCCGAGCGCGATCCCGATTTTCCGGTGCGCGACCTGCCCGACAACGGCCGCCTGCGCCCGGTGGTGCGGCGCATCACCGTGCGCGCGCCCGGCGCCGACCCCGTGTCGGTGCGCAACATCGCCAACGATCTGACCCGCCTGTTGCGCGAGCAGACCTACCTGGCACCGGCGGAGTGACGGGCATGCCGATCGACTTCCTCCCGATCACCTCCGACTGGCTGGCCGCCTTCGACAACGTCCGCCGCCGCATCGGCGGCCTGTCGGCGGCGCTGCACAGCTGGCTGACCCAGCGCCTGGCGCGCATGGGCGAGCTGGAGCAGCGCACCCGCGCGTTCCCGATCTTCGCCTTCGAAAACCGCGCGCTGTCGGTGGCCATCGACGCCCAGCAGCACGGCGCGCTGCGCCCCTACCGCAACGCCGGCCAGGCCTGGGCGGCGCCGTTCGTGGCCTTCGGCCGCGGCTTCACCCGCATCCCGCAAGCGGTGGAAGACGAGATGGTGCTGCCGAACCTGATCGGCATGATCGAGAACATCATCACCGGCATCGCCGGCTCCATCGACCGCCTGATCGAGCCGCAGCCGAGCACGTTCGATCCGCGCAACGCGCGCGCCGGCGACCTGTTCGGCCTGCTGGCCATGGCCTGGCGCGGCATGATCACCAGCACCGGCCAGCTGCGCATCATCGTCGGCGACCTGGGTAAGGCGAAAGCGGTGTTCGCGCCGCCGCCGCCCGCTCACGACGGTCCGTCCGGACCGGCCACGCCGGCCGAGGCGGTGGCCGCCAGCGCCGCCGCCGAACCGGCCAGCCCGGGCTTCGGCAGCGACCCCATCGACCTGGTGCTGCGCGGCATGACCGCGGCCATGCTGATCCTGCCGATCATCCCCGACTGGATCCGCACCCTGGCCAGCGCGATCTGGCTGCGCATCCGCCTGACCGTGGTGGACGTGCTGCGCCGGGTCGAGGCGCGGGTGTTCCGCGCGCGCCGCGAGGTGCTGTCGTTCTTCTTCGAAGGACTGCCCAAGCTGCTGCGCGAAGTGCCGGCGCTGGTCGGCGCGATCGGCACCATGCTGCAGTGGAGCATCAACTACTTCGCCGTGGTCGCGCGCATCTACCTGGAAACGGTGCTGTTCTCGCTGACCGTGTTCCTGCGCGACCTGCAGCGCCAGGTCAACGAGATCATCATCATCGTCGACTACGTGCTGGCCATGATCGACGCGATCATGGACTTCGACCTGCTCGAGCTGATCAAGCCCTTCCTGGGGCCCACGGCGATGCTGATCGACATGATCGGGGTCAAGCTGCAGGTCAAGGACGTGATCGACGCCGCCGGCACGGTCATCAACTGGACCCTGTACGGCGCGCTCAAGGCCGGCATCCTGGCCGCGCGCGCGGCGATCGTGTCCACCGACTTCATGCCGGTCATCAACGACCTGCCCTGGGTCGGCTCCAAGCTCGACGCGCTGCGCGCGAGCCTGCTGCACGACCTGGGCCTGATCGACCAGATCGTGGACGCGCTGTTCCGCGACACCGGCGGCCCCATGGTCGAGACCGCGAAGCCGCGCATTCGGCGCATGCCCAACTTCTACGACCTGCTGATCGGGGTGCGCCCGGGCGACCTGGGCCGGGAAATGGGCAGCTTCGGCCGCGCCCTGGGGGCGAACATCCGCGGCCTGTTCGAGAACATCTCGCGCACGCTGGCGCACCTGGGCGAGGTGTTCTCGCGCACCGCCACCGACTTCGCCCGCACCGGCCCGGCCGACCGCATGCAGCGCTTCGCGCGCGAATCGGCCGAGCTGGCCAACGGGCTCTACGACGGCCAGATCCGCGCCTTGGGCGATCGTATCGAAGCCACGCCGATCGGGCCCTGGGAGCGCTGGCTGGCCGGCAACGGCTTCCGCCTGATCGAAGCGGCGATCCCGCTCTACATCGGCGAGATGCGGCGCTGGTGGCGCGAGCGCGCCATGGCCGGCGAAGAGAACTACGTCGAGTTCACGCCGACCTCGCCGCACATCCTCGCGCGCCGCGCGCGCCTGGGCCGGGTGCGGGTGCCGCGCCTGACCTTGCGCGCGCAAGGCCGCGCCCACGACGAGTCGCTGGTGCGCGATCTGGCCCAGCATTTCCGCGAGGCGGTGGGCCGGGCCTATGTCGACGGCCAGCGCCAGTTCGACGAAATCGCGGCAGGAGCGCACTGAGCCATGGCCGACGACGCCGCCCACGACGAGATCGTGACCCAGATGGGGCTGATGCTGACCCAGATGAAGGGGCTGCACGGCACCCTGGAACAGGTCGCCCAGGCCACCGTGCGCTATGCCGGCTTCGCCTTCGCCGAGGCGTTCACGCCGGGCGGCCGCTTCGGCGCGCCGCCGATGCGCGGCGGCGCCCTGCTGGTGCACGTGAACAACCTGCGCGACCTGGTCGCCAGCAGCGGCATCGCCGGCTTCTTCGAAGGCCTGCTGGGCGGCATCGGCCGCTTCTTCGGCGGCCTGTTCGGCGGGCTCATCGGCGGCACCATCGCCGGCGTGGCCTTGCCGGTGATGATCTGGAAGATCGAATCCATCGTCTCCAAGCTGCAGAACATCCTCGAGCGGCTGGGCATAGGCAAGGACAAACCGGCCGCCGCCGGCACCGGCGCGACCACGCCCACCGACGCCGCCGCCGAGACCGCGGCCCGGTCCCAGCCCACCGCTTCGGTCGCCGGCGAACCGCTGACCGATCAGATCGGCGAGTTCCGCGAAATCCTCAGCCTGCTCACCGGCCTGTTCGAGGCCGCCGGCAGCGGCGGCAGCGGCGGCGGCGGTTCGCCCGCGCCCGAGCGCGTGCAGGCCTCGCTCACGCCGCAGCACGAGCGCTGGATGGCGATGCTGCGCTCGGTCGAGAACGTGGTCGGCGGCGTCACCCGCATCATCAACGGCCTGATCATCCTGGTGCCGATGATCGTGGGCAGCCTGGCCCTGCTGTTCTCCAAGCTCGACACCTTCAAGCTGGCCGTGGTCGAGATCCTGCAGTTCCTGGTGCGCAACGTGCTGCTCTTGCGCGGCGTGGTGCTGGTGACCGTGTTCGACCTGCTGGGCGTGGTCGCGCGCCTAGCCGCCGGCCTGGCGCAGATCATCGGCGAGATGCTGCAGGGCATCCTGACCAGCCTGTTCGACATCGCCGGCACCGTGCTGGAGGGCGCGCTGGCGGTGTTCCAGTTCCTGGCCGGCGGCTTGCAACGCGTGGTCAACGGCATGCTGCGCTGGCTGGTGGATACGCTGTTCATCACCCTGGCGCGCTTCAGCGACCTGCGCGTGTTCCGCCTGATCACCCACCTGATCCAGGTGATGCCGGCGGTGCTGCCGCCGCTGTACGAACTGCTGCGCAACAAGGGCACCACCGCCAGCGGCGCGCCGGTGAGCGCACCGCTCACGCCCACCCAACTGGCCGACCTCAGCGCGGCCGCGGCGCTGCCGCTGCCGCCGCCGGTCACCCCGTCCACCGCGCTGCCGTCCTCGCTGCTGCCGGCCATGCCCGACCCGGCTGCGCTGGCCGCGCCGCCGGCCGCGCTGGCCACGCTGCGCACGCAGATGAACGACCTGCGCACCGGCCTGCTCGCGGGCGTGTCGGCGCTGACCGGCAGCGTGGCCACCGGCTTCGCCGCGCTGTCGGCGCGTTTCGATTCGATGATCTCCACCGAACTGGACCGCAGCCGCAGCGACTACGCCGCCAACCTGGAAGCGGTGCGCGCGCGTTCCAGCGAGTTCGCCACCGCCTTCGCCGAAGCCGAACGCGCGGTGCGCGAACGTCCCGAAACCGGCCTGGAAGCGATCGCGCGCGCCTACGAAACCTGGCTGTCCGGCGACGGCCTTCGCACCTTGCTGGACCAGATCACCCAGCAGTTCTCCTCCACCCCGGCCACCGCCGGCGATTCGATCCCCGGCCGCATCGTCGGCGAAGCGGTCGATCGCCCGCGCGCCTCGATCGAAATCCAGGAAGTGATCATCGACCTGACCGCGGCCTCGCCCGGCGGCGGCGACGGCGGCGTCGGCCCGCTGCCTTCGCCGGAACTGATGTACGCACAGCTGCTGCAGTACCAGCGCGAGCTGGCCCAGCGCGGCTCCGACGACCCCATGCTCCTGCCCGCCTGAGGACGCCCGCCATGGCCTACGGATATCTCGCCTGCTGGAACAGCCTGCCGCCGCTGGTGTTCCGCTTCCAGTTCAACCCCGAGTCGCTGACCGAGAAGCGCGGCTACAAGTACACCGACGTCGAAAACTTCGGCAACTGGGCCTTCGACAAGACCTCCGCCGCGCTCAGCGCCAGCCAGCCCTGGTACGTGAAGCTGGCCACGGCGCCGGCCGGCGCGCTGGAAGACCTCAAGGAATTCGGCCCGCAGCTGGTGCGCACCCATCCGCTGGAAGCCGGCTGCGGCGAGCCGCGCACCTTCGCCCTGGACTTCGTCCTCGACGGCAAGGTCAAGCCCGAAGGTTCCACCGCCGAGGTCGGCAACCTCTACGACGGCGACATCTCGCCCGACCTGGCCCTGCTGCGCTCCTTCGTCAACCCCGGCGTGGACGTGGGCAGCCTGGTGGAGTGGATCAGCAGCGGTTTCGAAAAGACCTTCTCGCCGCCGCTGTGCACGCTGATCTACGGCGGCGTCAACACCGACTGCGTGATGGAAAACCTGAGCATCAAGATCACCCGCTTCAATCCCGACACCTCGCCCTCGCGCGCCGAGATCAGCGTCAGCCTGAAGCAGCAGACCAAGGCGATCTCGCCGCTGGTGGAAACCATCGAACGCTACGTCAACGTCGCCCGCACCATGGGCCGTTCCGGCTACGGCATGGACTACGTCAACGTGCTGCCGGGCGCGTCGGTCATCAAGCACATCTTCGATCTGTGAGGACTTAAGCGCATGCCCGTTTCCGCACGATCGCGATACGCCCTGTCGGCGCCGATGCAGGCCCCCGACGCCGAAGGCGAGCCGCGCACCGCCCTGCCGATCCGCCGCCACGAGGGCGTGCCGGCCAATTCGGCGCGCTACGCGCACCTGGTCACCGGCGCCGAATCGCTGGAATACCTGGCCTGGCGCTACCAGGGCTCCAGCGAAGGCTGGTGGCGCCTGGCCGACGCCAACCCGCTGCGCTTTCCGCTGGACTGGCGGCCCGGCGACCAGCTCGACGTGGCCTCCGGCGGCAACGCGCCGGGCCTGGTCACCCGCGACCGGCGCTTCTGAGGACCGGCCATGAGCGACAGCCGCCAGCCGTACAAGCGCGTGCACCTGCAGGGCATCGACATCAGCGCCAACGTGCGCAGTGCCGAGGTCGAGGACAACGACCGCCTGATCGACAAGGCGGTGGTGGTGCTCAACGACCCCAGCGGCAGCGGCAGCGAAGCGCCGCGCGAGGGCAACACCCTGCTGGTGGACCTGGGCTGGGGCGAGAACCACGCGGTGCTGTTCGAAGGCGAGGTCACCCAGATCGCCAACTCGGCCGCCGGCTGCGATCCCAAGCAAGTCACGATCACCGCGCTGGACCTGTCCTACCGCATCCGCAAGCGCCCGTTCCGCGCCACCCACCACGTGGGCACGCTGAGCGCGATCCTGCGCAGCATCGTCACCCGCGAGCCCACCACCGGCATCGAGGTCGGCCAGATCGAACCGGCCACCGATCCGGAATTCACCGAGGCCGCGCCGCTGCGCCAGACCACCCAGAACGACTGGGACTTCATCGTGCTGCTGGCGCGGCGCTATTCCTGCCGCGCCTTCGTCGAGTACAACGGCGGCGCGTCCAAGTTCTATTTCATTCCGGTCTCGCGCCTGCTCGAAGGCGAGGCCATGGGCACCCTGGCCGCCACCGGCATGGCCGGGCGCATCACCCGTTTTTCCTACGAGCGCACCGCCAGTTCCGCTTCGGCGCGGCGCGGCACCTCCACGGTCGATCCGATCAGCGGCGACACCGTGACCACCACCGCACCGCCGGCGCCGGCCGAGCCGGCGCACACGCCCAGCGCGACCACCGCCGAGACCGGCGGCGCGGCGCTGGACAGCGCGCTCAGCGTGGCCGGCGAAGCCACCGAGACGCCGCAGAGCCAACGCCCCGAAACCTTCGCCCACGGCACGCCGTCCAGCCCGGACCGCGCCGCCACCGACACCGCGCAGGACCCGACCATGTCGCTGGGCTTCACCGCCCGCGGCGCCTGCGTGGGCACGGTGATGCTGCGCGCCAAGGGCTCGGTCGACGTGGCCGGCGTCAGCGGCTGGGGCGCGGGCCGCTGGTACGTGCGCAAGGTCAAGCATGCGGTGCGCACCGTGTCCGGCGGCGGCATGTCGCCCGGCTACACCTCCGAATTCGAGCTCACCCGCTAGGACGCCCATGAACGCCATCCACCGCCACGCCGAACGCTGGTACGGCAAATACAGCGGCACCGTCACCGGCAACGAGGACGACGACAAGCAAGGCTGCGTCATGGTCACCGTACCGGCGATCTTCGGGCCCGAGCTGGCGGTGAAGGCGCGTCCGTGCTTCCCCTACGGCCATTTCTTCGTGCCGCCGGTGGGCGCCAAGGTCTGGGTGGAATTCGAGGGCGGCGACCCCGAGTTCGCGATCTGGGTCGGCACCTGGTACCCCAAGACCGCCACGCCGGAGGAAAGCCGCGTCACCCCGCCCGACAACCGGGTGATCCAGACCGCCAGCGGCCACACCATCGAGCTCAACGACACCAGCGACACCGCGCGCGTGGTGATCCGGCACAAGGACAACTCGTTCCTGGCCATCGACGAGAAAGGCAGCGTGGTGGTGTCGAACAAGAGCGGCTCCACCCTCTATCTCAACGCCGACAAGGGCGAAGCCTCGCTGATGTCGGAACAGGGGCACGTGCTGGCGATGAACGCCGACGGCGTGGTGCTGATGAACAAGGACGGCGCCAGCCTGGACCTCACCGGCGACACCGTGCGCATCACCGCCGCCAACATCCTGCTCGAAGGCACCACCGTGTCGGTGGGCTCCGGCGCCAGCGAACCGACCCTGCTGGCCAAGCAGTTCGACCTCCTGTGGAAGCAGTTCATGTTCCACACTCACCCTTCGGCGATGGGCCCCACCGGCCCGGCCACGCCGCCGGCGCTGCTGGTGCCGCAACAGCACTTCAGCGCTTCGGTGCTGGTGAAGTGAGGAGCGCGCGCGCATGAGCCGTTGCACCTTCCCCGAACTGCCGATCCCGCTGTCGCTGCCGCCGTTGCCGCCGCTGCCGGTGCCGCCGTCGCTGCCGGCCTTGCCCGCGCTGCCGGAACTGCCCGCCCTGCCCGGCCTGGCGCTGCCCACGCTGCCGATCGCGATCAGCCTGCCGCCGCTGCCGCCCTTGCCGGTGCCGCCTGCGCTGCCAGCGTTGCCCGCGTTGCCGGCATTGCCGGACCTGCCCGGTCTGGCGCTGCCGACCTTGCCGATCGCGATCACCTTGCCGCCGCTGCCGCCCTTGCCCGTGCCGCCTTCGCTGCCCGCGCTGCCGGCGCTGCCCACCCTGCCGCCCTGCCCTTTGGACTGATGCCATGGCCCTGGACCGCAACACCATGGAAAGCACGCTGGCCGGTGTCTTGCGCACCAACTTCCAGAAGGGCGTGGACGAGGAATGGAGCGGCGACGACGCGGCCAATGCCATGGCCAAGGCGATCGCCGACGTGGTCCATGCCTACGTCAGCGCCGCGCGCGTGACCGGAGTGCAGTCGCAAGTACGTGATAACGGCAACGTGGTGATAGGTAGCGCCACCCAGACCGGCGACGTCGGACTGAGCTGAGGAGAACCACCGACATGGACAAGGTCATGGGTTTCGCATTTCCCTTCGCCCTCGCCGAAGGCGGCGTCAAGCGCGCCGACGGCCACGACAAGATCCGCCAGAACATCCGCGCGCTGCTGGCCACGCGTTTCGGCGAGCGGGTGATGCTGCGCGAATACGGCACCCGCATCCACTCGCTGGTGCACGACCCCAACGACGAGGCCATGGCCGTGCTGGTCAAGCGCCAGCTGCAGGAATGCATGCTGGCCTGGGAGCCGCGCGTGCTGGTCACCAACATCTCGTTCGAACGCCGCGAGGCCGAGCTTTACGTGCGCCTCGACTACACCCACACCAGCGAACCGAGCACGGATTCGCTGCTGGTTCCGCTGGCTTGACCGGCGGACCGCTCAGGAGCGACGACATGGCCGTCACCGACCCGCTGCCGCCGGCGATCGACTACACCAACAAGGACTACGCGTCCCTGCGCCGCGCCATGCTGGACCTGGCGCGCCTGCGCCTGCCGGAATGGACCGACCACACCCCGTCCGACCTGGGCGTGGTGCTCACCGACATGGTCGCCTACGTGGGCGACGTGATCCTGTATTACCAGGACCGCATCGCCAGCGAACTGTTCCCCGGCACCGCGCGCGAACGCCGCAGCGTGCTGCAGCTGCTGCGCCTGATCGGCTACGAACCCACGCCGCCGCTGCCGGCGCGCGCGGACCTGCTGCTGACCTTCTCGGTGCCGGTGGGGCCGGCGGTGATCGTGATCCCCAGCGGCGCGCAGTTCATCGCCACCCAGCCCAGCGACGATCCGGCCACCTTCGAATACCTGGGCCCGGCGCTGTCGCTGGACCTGCATTCGGATCAGGTGCTGCCCGGCCTGGCCGCGGGCCAGGCCCAGTTCGTGCTGCCGGTGTCGCACAGCCGCAGCCTGCCGCCGACCCTGCTGGGTTCGTCCAGCGGCGAGCCCAACCAGAGCTTCCGCCTGCCGCACAAGCCGCCGATCCTGGAAAGCCTGGTCGTGGAAGTGGACGAAGGCGCGGGCTGGGTGCGCTGGGACCGCCGCGACAACTTCCTCTACAGCACCGGCCCCGACGGCCGCACCCTGCTGTCCACGCGCGATTCGCGCGACTACGTCTGCCAGTTCGACGAGAACGACGCCTGCAGCATCCTGTTCGGCGACAACGTCTTCGGCCGGGTGCCGCCGCGCGGCACCAACAACGTGCGCGCGACCTGCCGCGTCGGCGGCGGCGTGCGCGCCAACGTGCCGGCCAACACCATCACCCGCGCGGTCACGGCGCTGCCCAATTTGCTGTCGGTGAACAACCCCGCGCCCGCCGCCGGCGGCAGCGCCGCCGAAAGCAGCGAGACCGCGGTGCGCAACGGCCCCATGGTCTACCGCAGCGGCCGCCGCGCGGTCACGCCCGACGACTGCGTGGCCCTGGCCTACCGCGCCGGCGGCGTGGCCAAGGCGCGCGCGCGCAGCCGCAACTGGAACCAGATCGACCTGATCGTGGCGCCGCAGGGCGACAGCTGGCGGCCGGTGCCCGAAGCGCTGCGCACCGCGCTGCTGGCCTACTTCGAGGACAAGCGCATGGCCGGCACCCAGCTGCGCGTGCTCGACGCCAGCCCCGCGCCGGTGTCGATCGCCATGAGCGTGCGCTACGACGCGCGCTACCAGCCCGACCCGCTGCGCCAGCAGATCTCCGACACGGTGGCGCGCTACCTGGCCTACGACGCGGTCGATTTCGGCCAGGCCCTGTACCCCAGCGACCTGTTCGCGCTGATCGAGGCGATCCCCGGCGTGCTGTCGCTGGACATCTACCGCTTCAACCGCGCCGACCAGCCGGCGTCCACCCTGGACGAGGATCTGCGCCGCCACGACCTGCCGTCGATGGCCGAGCTGCCCGACTTCATCCGCAACGCGCTGCTGACCCGCAGCGCGGTGGCCAGCCGCGTCGACGTGGGCCCTTACGAGCTGCCGGTGCTGTCGCAGTTCGACATCAGCCTGCAGGTCGGTTGA